GAATCACAAGAGTCTCAATTGATACATTTCCCTTCAAGTATTCTTTGAGGATTTTCGGATGTTGGCCACTAGTATGGAAGTAACTGTCGAAACTACTCCTTTTAAAGACTCGTTCAACTTCATCTCCGAATACGTAAGCGAGCGATTGATTTCTTTTTTGCCAGTTTTGGAAGTTGGTTTCTCCATTTTGAATAATTTCTCCTATCCATACCTTAGATGGATCTTCGGTTGACACAAAATTTGAAATAAAGTATTGAACAATTTGTTCATCACTTTTCTTTCGACTCATTCTCTCAAAAAAATATCTATCCTTTCTACCCTTGAATGAAGTAGCAGAAGCTCTAGATTTACCACCATACTTAAAGTAATCATATTTATCTTTAGTAAAGTGTTGTTTCATTGCGACATATGTTTTGTAGCATTCAAATGGTGTCACTTTCATGTTGTTTTGTGTTTATATCCAAAAAAGTTAGAGATACAATATCTACCTTGTCCATCATAATAATCTGAATTATCTATACTTACTTCTTTTACTGCATGTTCCACCCAGCCTGGAAATATGATCATTGAGTTATTTTCGCATGAATATTCATAGTCATGTTTTGGAAAAATTAATTCACCACCAGTAAATTTTTTAGGTTCTCTGTAAAAATAAGAGAATGATAAAAACTGATAAGCCATGTCTGTATGAGGCTCATAGTATTCTTTATCATGATAATATCTGACCTTTGTTGTATCAGTATTACAATTGGTGGCCATCTCACAACACTCATGAACTTTTGCAAATGATTCTAAAATATCGTTATCAAATAATTTTCTGTTAACATTTAAAATATTTGATAGAGGTCTATACTTACTCAGATATACAGAATCCAATTCAATAGCATGAGAATTAGTTTTACCTACGACTCCACCAAAGTCTTTTGCTTCAAATAATTTATTTGGTTTGGTATAAAAATTTAATTCCTCCCAGATCAAATTTAATTCTTCTTCATTATAAAAGTTATTAAAAATCAAATGGGGAAAAGGTTCTCTAAATCCTGATCCTCTTATGGTTTCCATTACAATGGCAGTTTAGCTCTTGATGTACGTTTTAGAAAGTTGAGTTCTGTGGCTTCCGCCTTTATCTTCTCCTTCATTGGTTTACTAATCAATTTAGAAACGGAGTCAACTTCAATTTTATTCTGTTCACAATAATGCACGATAGCATCAATGTAATTGAGATCATCGTTATCTTTAACGAGGTTTTCAATATCTTGAGTAAATTTTGTTTGACACAGAAACTTAGCTTTCAGTGCCTTGTCAAGATCTTTATTCATGGGTGAAATTAGTAACAAATTTTTTAATGTATCTAACTAATAGCTTAATATACTCGTCTTTCTCACGTTTGTCAAATACGTGTACCTCTCCTGATGGAGTTGTCATTATTGTAATCAACTTCTTAACAGGAATACCTGTCATCTCATAGTACATACAAGCGTATGCAGCCTCTTGAACAAAATAATTCTCTAACCAAGCTTCTGGTTTAATGTACTCTGAAGTTTTAAAATCAATGACTGCAAGCTCTGAATCATACTCTGCAATACAATCAACACGACCTGCAATACCGAAAAACTCAGAATACAAGGTGCGCTCAATAGCATGTACATTATTGATTTTATCGAGGAATGGCTTGGCATGGTGGAACATGTATTTTGTAGCGGGTAGATGTTCCTCCCATACGAGTTGCTTTCCCTCAAGATAGTCCTGTGCGATTTCATGGAAATCTGTACCTCTTGTTGTGGCTCGTTTGGTTATCTTATTTGCTTTCTCCTCTCCAATTTTTTTTCTCCACTTTATAAATTTTTCTCGATTATAAAATGAAGTTATTGAGGTGATTGATGGAACCCATTCACCATTGGGTATCTTATATAGGCGACACCCAGCCGATTCTTTGCGATCTAATTCAATTTCACCAAGATGATTACAAAAAGTTCTATTCATTAGAGTCCCAAAGCTAATTTAGTAATAATATAATCTCTAACTAATCCAGAACGGACAATATCATCCACTCCAAACTCGATCATAGAGAACTGTTCATTCATTTGTTCCATGATTCTCATGAAATCTAGGATACCATTCTTCTCATTTGTCTTAATCAAATCAGTCTGAGCTGCATCACCACAGAACATGATTCTAGAATTGTCTCCTACTCTAGTCACTATACTATCAAGTTCATGGAAGTTCAAGTTCTGACACTCATCTATAATTAGAATCGCATCATCAAATGTTGTACCACGAATGAAAGAGGTACTCCAGAATGATATAGTTTCTTGTGCCTTCAGATTACCATACAACATTTCAAAATCTGCATCCGTAGGCATCTCAAACATATACTTTACCATGTTCTTGTATGGTATCTGATATAGTGCCGATTTGTCCTCGTGATCCCCTGGCAGGAACCCAATCTCTCTTGTTGATACTAGAGACCTAAAGATGTATATTTTTTTGTAAGGTGTGGTTTCATCCAGTACGTCTTTTAGTGCCAGATACAAACTAATAAAGGTTTTACCAGTACCAGCAGCACCGTATGCAAAGATGTTCTGACCATTCTTGTAACTTTCAAATAACTTCTCTTGGTTATCTGTCAATGCTTCAATGTCAATCAAGAAATCATTATTGATTGGTTTCTTTCTTTTCATTTGTTTTGAAGTATATCCTACGCCTATTGGTTCAATTGTTTTCTTTTTTCTTGGCATGTTTAATAGTTATTGAATTTACGAACAGTAGAGCCTGGTTGTTTGGAAGCTCGGTCTAGAACCTCATTCCATCCACCATCTAGTTTGTTTCTCCAATCTCCGACTTCGGTTGGTATTGCACAACCAGCTTGCCAATCTTTGTCCCAATCTGGATTTTCTTTTCTCCATTCATCATATTTGACCATACTCATGGATAATTCTTTTTTCTCACCAGTCTTCAAGTGTATAACAGGATATGTGGGCATAGGTGTTTAAGTTTTGTAAATTTATTTAGACCCATTCGAGGGCTGCAGATACCGTAGGAAATTGTTCGGTAAATACCTTTCGACATGCTTCTGCAATGTCCATATGTTCCTTTTGTGTTCCGTGTGCAGATCTCAAATTAATATAATGAACCCAAGAACGACATGAACCTGTCATGTAAAGTCTTGTGGGTGTGCATAAAGGTAGAACCATTCTTGCACATTCTTTTGCAACTCCATACTCAATCATCTGATTATATAATGACTGTGCAGAAGTAAAAAGAGTGTTCATCTGCATTTGTAGTTTCTGAACTGTAAATTCATCCAGATCATCAATGCTGTTTTGACGATTCTTCTCGTCTTGTCTCCTCAAGGCTGGCATCTCAATCTTACCTAAGGCATTACTATTTGCATATCTCTGAGAGAACTCTTGAAATGTAAATGATCTATGTCTTAGTATCTGTGCTGCAATGGCACGAGTTGTCTCTATCTCTAGAGTCATAAAGGCCTGTTCAAATACAGACCAATGTTGATGTTTGATGCAATACTTTAACAATCCAGAATAATCTTGATTGTCCTGATTACTTGGGTTAGAAACTCTGGCGATATACGCCATATTTTCCTCAGACTTTGGAGTCGCTTGAATTAAAGTGACTTTCATTCTTCTTTATACGTTTTTTAATAATTCTTGCATAAGAGACCTCTGCTTGAGTGTAGTGGTCTGGTCTTAATTTGGCAATCTTTATTAGTTTTTTAGCGGCTTTCTTATCGTTCAATGTTACTTTCTTTAACTATACGTTAGTATTTATTACTAGTCATAATAGAGTTTAAAGAAGTCGATAAGGCCTTCCGTATTTAGATTACCTCTAGTTATCCATTCATCAGCACACTCATAGAGGGCACCATTGTTTGAATTTGTGGCAACATTTTTGAGAAGAACGGATAGAACTTCTATTCTAAAGTTGAATTCAGTCCGATCCATCATCGTACATTTCATCATAGTCAAGTGGGGCAGCAGAAAACGCCTGCTCGTTCTTGTAAGCATCGACATCTGAATAAATTTCAGATTCTAATTCATCAACTACCTCTTTGAGAGCCATGAGTAAAACTTTTAGTTTTCCTTTGTTCATGTTGATTACTTTTTGAGCTAATTATAATACAAAAAAAGAGGGGTGTAAACCCCTCCTCTTTTTAACTCTTGTATAAGAGTCGTGCTTCAGCGTAGATGATCGTTAGAAATACTACGCTTGCGGCGAGAATTTCTATTGTGACCAGCATTACACACCTCCAGCTACCTTCTTGGTAACTTTAAGACCACGATACATTAGATCGTGACGCTGCCTCTTAGCAGCTTCTGCGAGTACCTTTGCATTGTACTCTTTGGTGTCATACTGGACACCTCGGTATGTGACTTGTGCCATTTGGTTTCTCCTAAAGTAATTGGACTTTGCACCTTTAACTCTTGCGAGTGATCCGTGTTCCCGTTCCTTCAGTCGGCTTTTGCGTCTCCCGTAGGAGATGAACGAACCCGTTCCGAGTCGGCTTACTTGCGTCCTATGATAAATGCTTCACACTTACCTTCTA